GCCACCCCTCGGAGTGCTCTACCTTCGCCCACTTCTTGCTTAGGTCTTTGGCTATTTTCAAGTCGTGTATCCCTTTGTTGCGGAGGTCTACGAAATGGTTGTATGTCTCGGCGAAAGCGTTCAAGGCTTTCATCAGTTCGTCAACTTGGACAGGCGCAAAGCAAGCAAAGAGCAAGCCGCGCCGGGTCATCTATTTGCACTCCACCTCGGCTCGCAAGTTGGGGGCGCAAGTATCAGCCCATCCATACTTTTTCCGCAAACCGGAGACATGCGCGGAATACTCTTGAGCCAAGCGGGCGCGGGCGGTTTCGAGTTGAATTAGCTTTGCGTTGCTGAGGGTTTCAGAGGCCCGATAGCCGTATAACTGCAAATCGGATTCGAGTAACTGCACTTGAAGCAATGCGGTGGCGAGCTTGTCGGCTTCGCTCATCGGCTTCGGTGCCTCGGCTAAGGCCGGGAAAACCAGTAGAAAAACCAGAAGAGGAAGGCTGAAAACTGCTGCATGAGATCGTCGATCTTCGTGATTCATAAATTTTCTAGGGAGTGCCGCAAGTGGCGGTGATGATGCCGCCTTGCTTTACATTTATCGTTTTCACGGCCTGCCCAGCGCCGCATGAAACCGAGCTAGTAAGGCCGTTCGATCCGTTGTAGCGGACCTGCCCATTGATGGCCGCAAAATACTCCGTACCCGCGCCGCTGAAGAACATAAATTCGCCGCCCGTGCCGCCGCCATCACCCATTGAGAATGTGAGGTTATTGCTGCCGTCTCGCGCCATTACGCCAGCTAGAGAGCCGCCATTCGTGCGTAGGTTGAGAAAGCGGCCATAGTGGACGTTGTAGCGCTTAGATGCCGTTCCTTGGTCGCTGCCAAAATGAGAATAGGGGAATAGGTTGCCGTTGCTGTCTATGACCGCTTGAAGCGATACGATGCTAGGGCCAACCGCAACCGTCCCAGTAGTGTTTAGCGAACTTGAAGCAAACCAGGTAATAGCAGCGCCACCGCCGTTCTGAATATCGAGAGCGTTATAGGCGGTCGCCGAGGACACAATAAGAGCGGGAGAGGTTGCCCTGTCGGCATAGATAGGGCCTTGCGCCGAGAGCTCTGCTAAGAAATTTTTGTCACCGCTAAAGTCTTGGGTTGTGGTTGTAACCGTGCCTTCCGTGCTCGCATTTGCTCGCGGTATGTTGACCGTAACCGTCCCGCCGCCCGATGCGATATTTGGGGCTGCGCCAGCAGTGCCAATGGTGATGGTTTGATTGGCAACCGATGAGCCGTTTATGGTCGAGATGCCACCAGGGCAAGTCTGCCAAGTGCCGAACGCGCTAGAGTCGGCAATCAAACAGTGTCCAGCCGTAGCCGATGAGCCGAGCCGCAACGTGGACTGAGCCACCACATGAAAAGCATTGAGTGTGCCGTATGGCAATGACGCCGTACCGATGGACCCGAGGCCCGAAAATAGCGGCGTCGCCGTACCACTGAATGAAATGTTACCCGCGAAACCAGCAAGGCCACTCACGGTTAGCGCCGCCGTCTCTAGATCCTGCGTCCATGCTTTCTTGAAGCGAACCGCGTTGGTGCCAAGGTCTACTTGGTTGTGGAAGCAAGGCTGAAACAGCACATCGGAGAGCCTAAACGTGCAATCCGCCGCGATAGAATTCGCCGCTTGAATTGCGACATGATTATTTCCGTTGGCTCGCACTTCAAACAATCGCAAGTATGCAGGCGTTGGGCCGGTTGGGTAAAGGCTGAGGCGGCTAAACGAATTGGGCTGCGCTGAAGCCGCCAGCGCCGCCACGAAGAGGATTGCAAGGGTTCGCATTATGCGGATACTCCGGTCGTAAAATGCACTGATTCAACTTCCGACGAGGACTTGAAGCAGACTTCGATAGTGGTCTTGGTTGAGGGCAGCGAAACCACTTCGCCGCCGTCCAGATTCCAGCCCGTTGTTAGCGTCACGGTGCGCCCGCCCGTCGCGTCCTGAATCAGCACTAGACGCAGCTCGCCGCCATCCGTCGCGCCAGTTGGGAAATTCACGGTTACATCGCCCGTCAGCGTGCATCGTTGGTTTTTGCCGTTGGCAAGGTTGGGGGTGATAGTGCTAGCGTAGGCAATCGGGTGCCACGGGGAAGAGGCTGGAGCGCCACCGCCACCGCCGCCAGTCACCGCGCCGCCTGCCGTTGCGCCCGAGGCGGAAGCCGTAAGCGCCTTAAAGTAGTCGAATCCGTTGTCAAGAATCGGTCCGTGCTGCGCCTCAACCCGTCGCGTCACTAGCTGTTTATTCGTGGCCGGGGTTTGCGTCCCAAGCGTTTGAATACTGATTTGCAGCGAGGTGACAATATAAGTGTGATTGCCGAGACCGGATAAATTACAGTCTATGCCGTCGCCGGGGAATAACCCCGCCATTCCGTGAGTCTCGAATATCAGCTTTTTAGAAAGCGAATCCCGCTGATTTAGCGCCGCCGTCGCGTATTCCTGCAAGTCGGCTACGGCAATAGGGTTGTCAAGCTCATAAGCTCTTTCCCAAATGCCCGACGAACTTTCAATTGCGGCCCGCGCCGTGATCTCGGCCGAGTTTTCGGCAAAAGCTTGGTTAAGCTGCTCACCGATGTAGGAGATTTCAAGCGTGTCGCTAGAGCTTAGCGCCGGGTCGCCTGATTCCTGCTCGATTACCGCCGAGGATGGCCGCCAGTACCAATCCTTGCCCGTGTCCACTGACGCCACGCCAACATCTTTGGCCGCGCCGCTCACTGTAATAGTCGGCGTCGAGAATACGAGATTGGTTAGCGTCCATTCCTTTCTCGTGCCGTTTGTTGGCTGGTCAGGGTGCGAGCTATCAAAAGTTTCTGTCGTCTCGGGTAGCGTGGTGCGCTTGCCTCTGGCGATAACCTTATTGTGATACTGTTCTTGCGTCTCTTCGATGCGCAAAGAATCAGCTAGATAATTCTTAGTGCTGCTGTTAATCGTCGCAAAAATCACCGGGGCCGATGGGTCCACCAGCCTTAGTTTTTTCTCAAAGTCAATGCGCCACTTTCGCGCCGACAGTTCCGCGATTTGGTCGAAGGCATCGGAGACCGTAGCGTAATCAAACTCTGCCAGCGACACCGTAGGACCGCCGCCAGCGGGAATTGCCGTTACATCGATTCCATCGCCGCCGAGGCAGTTAGCAACAAGATCCCGTAGGATATCGTTAGCCTTTTCGTTCACATAGCCGGTAGAGCCAAACCGCTCGCCGGTAAGCCGCTTTGCTGCCAAGATGGAATAATCTACTGCGGCAACATCGGAGAACAGCACACCCGTGCCCGCATACTTGCCGCGGGTGATGGACGTGATAAGCCCGCCGAAAATCAGGTCCCCGTTTTCATACACTTTGAAATCATTGCCCACCGTGGGAGTGTATGAGCCATCTAGTGATTCCATCCGTAGCTGCGCCGTCGAGCGTAAGCTTAACTGATGGTCAACTGTAAGTGAGGACGCTTTGACGCTTCGCTCAATGCCGCCAATATAGATATCAACTACAGCCATTAGGGGATCAGCCGCCGCCGCCTCAACTCAGTCGCAAACCAATCAAAAAACTGCGCTTCACCACCGGGCGCAACGAAGGCCGATAGGCTAAAGTTATTCACCGAGCCGCCGCCAGCAACAGCGCCGTTAAAGGGCAGCGTTCCGATCGCGCGAACGGAGGTAATAACCTCGTCCAGCTTTACCCAAGAAAACTGAAACAGCGAATCCAGCTTGCTGAAAAGCTCGTCTTTGCGCTTGAACTCATCGTCCCGCAGATTGGCAAGATCATTGGCGGTTTGTAGCGTATGCTTCACGATGATGTCTAGGGATTTGTTCATCGCCGCAAATTGGAAGTTACTGATTACACCCGACACGGCAGACACAAGCCCACCCACCGCGCCGACAATGCCTGTTAGCGAAGCCGAAGCAATAGAGCCAGCCGCGCTAGGAGCGCCGGGAGCGCCACCCGGAGGAGGCAGGTTTGGGATATTGCCTGAAACAGTATCCGGCAAATTGCTAATAACCGCGCCAGTGCCTTGCTGTACTGCTTGCCCCGTGACGTTCTTAATCACGCCCGAAAGCGTGCGAGAGAAGGCGTCAAGTACGCCTGAAGCCCGCAACAGTTCTTGGATAATAAACGAAGTGATAGAGGCGCCAATCTGCTTACCAATGCGCACAAACACCGCGCCGAATTTCTCGCCGCTAAAAATGGCTTGGCCGATGCCTTGCGACAGGTTGGTTAGAACCGTCGAGACTTCTTGCATGGAGCGCTTTGCAACGCCGCCAGCGTCCTTGTACGCCTTGCCAATGCCCTTGATATTTTCGACGTTGCGCTTTACCGCGTCGGAATTGCTCACCACGGTCAAGGCCCGTTGCAAATCCGCGTTCGGTGATTCAAGTTCCTTGGTCACGGGCACCAACTCAATTGGCGCCGTGAAGCCCAAGACGCCCGACTTTAGCCGGTTGATCTGTTCGAGGATCTGGCTAGCATCCACCCGAGGATTTAGGCCGAGCTCAAATTGGCGAATTGACTGAGCATTGCGGCGGATAGATTCGGCCCGCTCCGCTTCGACAATGTTTTGCCGTTGCGCCTCTACGTTGTACTTTTCGAGTTCGCGCCGATGCGCGGCGGTCCCGAGCGCGGCGGCCACGTGAGCCTTCGCCGTATTGTCGATTTTAGGCTTGACGTCTTCCAACGCCTTACCAACTGAAAACACTCTACTGATAAAATCGCGAGTCTTTGCACCCGTGACTTCTACCACACCGCCGTAGCTGATCTGGCTTGCAATGGCCTCACGGTTTTTGTCGATAACCTCTTGAGTGCTTGCCTTCAGCTGCTCTTGCGCTCTGACAACGTTATCCGTTGCCGTCTTAGTCGCGAGCAACGCATCAACACCCAGATAGATGCCTGCCGCAAGGCCGACAAACGGCACTGCCCGGAGAGCAATGCTGACCGCGCCCGCTACACCGCCAACGCCTACCAGCGCTTCATTCAGCGCTCGATATGCCGTGACGATTTGCATAATATTCCCAATCACGGTACCAATAGCAACAATGGCAAGCGGGCCGACAAAACCAACAGCCGCAACGCCAGCGCCAGCTTTTTGGCCCCAATCAGGCAGTTTTTGAAATTCCTGCACCAGATTTGGTATATAGCTAACTAATTTAGCTAGCTGGTTGATCGCGTTCTCAACGAAAGGCTCGAAGGCTGCGCCAGCCGCCGCCAAAGCTTTCTTGGTGTCATCGGAAAGATTTTCCAGAGCGTTCTTGATACCGCCCGTTACCTTTGGCAAACGCTCAAGCCCTTCGAGAAGCGCTTTTACCACTTGCTCTGACGTGACACCCATTTCGCGCAATTTTTCAGCGTTTGAAGTACCGAAGGCATCGCGCAAGATACCTGCCGCCTGCGGTACTCGCTCAATAATCGGTTTCAGGTTCTCGGCGGTTAGCGTTGAAGCCGTCGCCAATTGCCCGAACTGCCTAATCGTCTCGTCAAGGTCAGCCTTGCCCGAGCCAACCGACGCCAGAGCATTACCAAAGCCCAACAAGGCACGCAGAGAGACATCCGCCGACAGGCCAATTGCTCGTAATCGGATATCGCCGCGCACCGCTTCTTCCAAGCCCAAACCGGGGAGCTTAGCAACTGCCTCTAGTTCACGAAAGCGCCGCTCTGTTCCCTCGGCGGTTTTTTCTAGCGTGGACAGGCCGCGCTTTAGCGAATCAATTTCAGCAAAGGCTTTCGTAGCGCCAACGCCAAGGGCCACCAGTGGAGCCGTAACGCTGGCCGTGAACCCAACACCCAACGAGCGAAGGCTTTCGCCAATTTTGCCAAAATCGGCAATTTTATTTTTAGCTTTTTCGGCTGTTTCCGCTGCCTCATTTTGCGCTTGAGCCAATTGACCCAGGCGAGCGTGATACTGCGCCACTCCGATGCGCCCGCGCTCAAATTGAGTCGTAAGCTTTCCGATCTCTGCATTAAGCCGAGCCGTTTCAGTGGCACTCTTGGAAAGGTCGAGTGAATTGCCAGCAGCCTTAAGAAATTCTTGGGCACTGATAGCGCCGGATGAATATTGCTGGCCAATTTTCCTTAACTCGTTTTTTTGCTTTGCCAGTGCTTCTGCGGCGACGGTTGATGACGTGGCGATTTTAGCGGTAGCCGCGTCAAGCGAACCAGCTACGGCTGTAGACGCAGCACTCGCGGAAGTGCTGAAGCGCTCCAAGCCCGAGGTAAAGGCGGCAGTATCTACACCGATGCGAACGAGGAGATTAGCTAGGGCCATTCTTATATGCCGCGAAACGGGCCGCTAGGGCCTCTTCTTCCTGCTTTAGCCGCTCGTGCGGGTCCTCATCGGGGGAAGGCCCGATGATGTCTTCTGGTGCCACCGGCTGGCCCTTATTGCCGCCGTGAGCGTTGCGCAGTTCCGCCGCAATCATCGCTGCCGGATAGCGAAGCCGCCATTGCTTGGCCTTCCACGCAAAAAGCAAATGCCCCCACATATCCAAGGGCATCTGCTCTAGCTCATCCGCGCTAATGTTTAATTCAACGCGGGCGAAGGCTTGTTCGCGTCGCCAGTCAAGGCCGGGGCCTCGCTGGCCTTCGTAGGGTTCAAAGCCGCGCCAAATGCGTCTATTTCCGCTTGCACTGCGGCCCATACGGTGCGCATAGTGTCCGTGTCTAGCATTTCTTCCAGTGCCTCGGGTGTAAGGCTTGGATCATCGCGCTTCAGGCAATCAAAAATGAGATCGCCGATAGCTTCTAGATCCCCTTTACCGCTGGAAACAGAGGCTTGGAATCGCTTGAAAGCGCCAGCCGTCAAACGGACCTGGCGAGATTGGTTATCGAGTGTGATTTGAACCATAAAAATTGGGGCCTTGAGGCTGGCCCCGATGCCTTACCGACTAGAAATTGTCGGTAGCGTCGCCGCTGATTTCAAAAGTGACCTGCGCCTCTTGTGCGCCGTCAACTCCAAACGTATAATTCACCTCGCTAGGCGTTGCGGAAAAAGAAAAGAATTTGGTAGGGTTGAAAGTCGCCAAAACCAAGCGGTAATTCTTCTTAGTGTTGGCCTTGTAGTCGTCAAGCAATGCCTGATGCTGAGCCAGCGCGGCATCAAAGAACAGCGTGCCGCTGATGCTGCCTGCATCTTTCAAGCCCGTGATCTTCTCGCGAAAACCGCCCGTAGTGTCGTGGCTGGTAACGTCAATTGTGTTGGATGTGAAATTCGGGCCTGTAATTGAAGACAGGCCGCCAATGGTGGTGAATACTTCAGGGCTGGCACCGTCGCCAACCTGAAGCAGAGTTCCAATAGCCTTTTTTGCGGCCATAGAAGCCCCCTTAGTCCGTCGTCACGACGGTCTGAGATGCGGGCGGGCGGTGTCTCACGACATTCGCCCTTTGCCCGGTTGCGGCGGGTGGAGAATCCCGCCTATCGGCTTACGCCGAAACTTAAAAGGCCCATTGCTGGACCCATGAAAATTTATCGATGCTGGAACGCTGCCAGTTGGTAGCGGGACGCCCAAAGATCGCTTCTAGCTTGGCCTCATCGCTGCCCGGTTCGGCTTGCATCGGATGTTTGCGGTTGGTGCAGTGTTCGCCGTGGCTGCAAGCCACTAACCAATCCGTTCCGCTAATGGTCGAAAGTACACCTTGCTTGGCGGCCATGCGACACATATACTCGTCTTCGCCTACCGTTTGGTCTAGGTGCGGATTTGCTAACACCCAATCACGCCGAAACGCTTGTCCGGAGCCAGTGCAGTAGCGAGCATCGCTAGCGTTATAAATCCAGACATCCTGTTCGCCTTCGCGCCAGTACGGCATAGAAGACATACCGATCATCGCCGCGCCAGTCAAATCAAAATGCTTTACTAGGTTTGCAATGCGAGCGGGGTGGTGAAAGTCGTCGTCATCCCAGTTGATAAGATACTTGCCCCGCGCCAGTCTTGAGCCCTCATTGAGCTTGGCGCCTAGCGTGCCATTAAAGCGGTGATACTTCACTAGATGGCGGTCGCTATAAGCCTTTAGAATGTCATTGCAAAACTCGTCGCCGTCTTCAATGACGATTAACTCGGCCTGCCCTCGACATATGCCGATCTGGCTAGCAAACATCTCCGCCGCCCGTTCTACAAACCGCAAGCGGTTTTTTGTCGGGATAATGCACGACACCAGCGGACTAGCCAACGTATCCCGCCTCGTAATCAATGCTGGTTGCATATACGGTTGGGGTTGCCTCAAAGTTGGTAGTGGGCTCAGAACGTGCATAAATAACTTGAATCACGTCGCCGCCAACCGTGCCGCGATAAAAATTTAGGGCTGTGCGGCAAGCCTCGGCGAGCGACCGGGAGGCGACACCCGAAGAGGCAAAGGCCGTCACTTGAAAGCTAAATTCGCGCATCCCTGCGGGGCCGTCGTGCGTGTTAATGGCCGCGCCGCCAAGGGTAGTGATGCGGACATAGGGCAGCGCCGCCGATTCCGTCACCTGGTCCACATAAACGCGAGAGGCGGCAGCGGTGGCGGCGTTTACGAGAAGCGTTCTAATGGCGTCGGAGATCATACGGTTCTATTTGCGTCGGCGATTATCGCCCTGTAGCCTTCAATCAGGATGCGACGCACCCCCGATTTTGCAATGTTGTAGCCCTCGCGAAAGGCAGGCCGCGCCAGCATTTTCGTTGTGCCAAACTCGTACATCGCCGCAAGCGACATGCCAATTAGCTCGCCGCCCCCTCGTTTCTTGCGCGGGCTTTGGTTCTTGCCGCTAGCTCGCCACTCTTTGTAGATTGCCGCGTCTTCCCTCGGCGGTGCGCCCTTGCGGACACCAATGAGGTTAGCCCGTATCCGCCTTGAATAGCCTGTTTCTCTGCCGCCGTCGTATTCCCTCTTGCTTTCGCCGTACCAGAAGATAGAAGCGACCGACGCACGCGGCCAGCCCGCCGCCGTTGCCCGTGATCGAATTGTATCCGTTAGATACTTTGAGGCATCGGCCATTGTCTGATAGGTCATTTGACCGTAGCGGCTGCGTTCTTGTCCTTCCAGTGCGTTTAGTAGGTTGCCAACAGTAGCCCGAAGTTCGCGCACACCTTCAACCTTTACTCGTGCCATTAGTTGTAAACCCTGCAAACCAAATCGAGCGACACGCGCCGCTCTGGCTCCGCAATGTAAGTAATTTCGTATTGCTTGCCGTTGTAGGTCACAAGCTGCCCCGCCGCAATGTCCGTTCGGTATCTAATCGTGAATGTCTCATTAGCCTCGGAGCCTATCGTCCCGGCTGCGATTACCTCCCGCCCGCGGTTAGGTTGCCGCCGCGCCCATAAATTTGCGACAAGGGTTAGCCCGGTTGGCTGTCCTAACTCATCGGCGCCGTTACGAGACAAGATAGAGATTCGCGTGTCAAGTTGGCCGGATTGCATTAGAAGGACCAGTTACGAAGAGACGCCATTAACTGTTGAGAAGCTCGCGCCATCAGCCTTGATTCAATAGCAATAGAGCCCAAAGTCACATTGGAGCGGTGCGAGTACAAATGGTCCAATTCCATAAGCAAAGCGTGCTTAGCTTGCGCTGGCACTGCCAAGGCCGAGCCATAGCCAACCACCATGCGAACTGTGATAGGGTCCATTGGCCGAAGCGTCGCCGAAGGCCAGGTTTTGCCAAAGCCGAGTACGATTTGATTACGGCGCGCGTCTAAGTCGTAGTCCGCAGCCGCAAAAGTTTCCTCAGTGTTGTCACTGGTCACATACTTTAAGCTAGTTACGGATTGCAACGGGCCGCGCGGAATGCGGATAAAGTCATAAGACGGCCAGCATGGAAGGTGCATATCAACGGTCTGAGTGATGAAATACAACCCGCACTCTTCCTCGTACGCCCGACGCACGACTTCAATGAGCCGCGTGAGATAGTCGTTGTCAGCATTGGAATCTTGGCGGACCTGGGCCGCCGCCTCAGCTAGCGTGATCGGTTCCGACGCCGGGGCCGTGACCAATGAAAAAACAGGACGCATTAGTTAGTTCGCTTGTACTTCAAATAGCCAGTGACACCAGCAACGGTTGCGCTCCAAGCGATACCACCAGAGGCAGGCCAGGGACCGCCCACGGGGCCGCCAGTAGCAGCGTTGGAAATAACCGTGTCTTGGTAAAGCTTGTTCGGGCTGCCAGCCTTATCGGTTACAGTGACCACTGAATCAGTGCCGCCACCGACAAAGTAAACCGCCTCCAGATATACACCCGAGGCAACGACAATATCAGCGGGGGAAGTGGGGACAGCAACAGGTCCATAAATTTGCGTATCGCGCCAGTTTGTAGGGAGTGCTTGAGGCATGAAATTCCTTTCAAGAGTTGGGCCGCCTGATTTTCACAAGCGGCCCAGGCAGGGGCAGTGAGCAGACTAGGCAGTAGTGCCGACAAAGTTCTTCGCGCCTTGAACGGCAACGGAGAACGAAGCAGCACCGGAATTAGCAGACGGAGTGACCACAACACGGAAAAATCGTTTCGTGGGCTTGATGCTGATTTGCTTGGTCGTGTTGTCTTCGCTGAACACAAAGTTCATCGTTGACAGCAAGGCCGAAAGCTCAGTGGCAGCGACTGCGGTATAGGTGCCGTTCGTCGCGTCCGATTCCGTGATAGTCGTGGCAAAGGTAGCGTCAACATCCGCCAAAGTGCCCGAGGTCAGCAACACATTGATTGCCTCATTGTCGCGGGTGTCAAAACCGGTAGACGCCGAGGGAAAAGTGATTGCCGTATTGTCGCTGGAGGTGCCAGCGGTGCCGCTGCCAGTCAGCAGCGGGAAATTGTTTGCAATGTCGTATCTGATGTTCATAGTGTCCCTTTCTTAGCTGCCGAACTTCACAAATTTGAGCGCCTCGAAGTTCACGACGCCGCCGCCAGTGCGCTTAATGGCATAAAATTCCACCATTGGCTTAGCGGTGAAGCTGTCGCGAATCAGGCGCATACCGAGACGGTCTACAATTGTGTAAGCCTCGGCGAAATTGCCAAAGCACAACGAAAGCGAATCAGTCGCGAGAGCGGGCATGTCTTCAGCTTCAACAATCGGATATCCGAGGATTCGGGCGGGTTGCCCTTCACCCAAAGCTGGTTCCCAAATGTAGGGAGCGTCCGAAGATTGCTTGAACTTGCGAATGAAACGGTAAACAGCCTTCGGCCCCATAAAGACAGCGCCAGCGCGGTAGCCAGCTTTCAAGGCATACACAAGGTCGATCAGCACATCAGCTGGATTAGACGCAGGAAAAGCGCCGTTTGCAGCGGTAGCAATGTGCTCAACGGTTCCCCATGCGCGAGAACTGTCAGCGGTGGCAGCGGTGGCATAGGTCGTAATACCGCGAGGCTTGCCTTTGCCGTCGCCGACAAAGTAAGCATTATTTTCAGCGCGGGAAAATTTGTTTGTGAGCTTGCCGACAAGCCAGCCTTCAACGCTCGCCATGTCATCCAGCGCCTTTTGGGAAACTCGCGCCTTGGCGTACTGCTCGTGGACGTCGATGCGGTATTTGCCGAGTTCAGGGGTGTTGGTTTCGTTCCGCGTCCCCTGCTCCGACACCCAGCCGCTATCGGCTTCATCGTTATCAATCAAGCCTTCGAGCACGTCGCCGTTAAGCGCTTGCACGTTCGCAAATTGACGCATCGGCGAAGTGTCGTAAATCTTCGAGACAATGCGCCCCACGGTCGAATCAGGCATCAGATAGCCGCCTTGCGGGTCAACATTGGCGATGATGCTCTTGAAGGCTTCCGGCGCATCAGCAGGCGCATGGAAACCTTGGCCCTTGCGCATCAGTTCGCCGTACAGCTTCACCGTAAAATCGTCGCTGGCCTTCGCCTCGGCCTTGAGGTCCACGGCGGGCTTGGTGAATCGCGCTTCGAGTTCGTCGTAACGCTTTTCCAGTTTGAAAATTACATCATGGCGGATGGGGTCTACGACGCCCTTGGCCTTTTCTTCGATCAGCTTTTCGTATTCCTTGCGCTCATTGACGAGAATTCCGAGAAGCTCGGTTTTCAGTTCTGCGGTGATGGCAGACATAGAAACCTCTTTCTCCCGTCATCACGACGGTAGTGGGGTGTTTAGCGCCCTTCGCGAATTTCGCGGAGTGCGGCTAGGATGTCGCTGGAGTGCTTCTGCGGCTCCGTTGACGTGGAGGCGGCTGTGGCGTCTGCCAACAGTGCCGTTAATTCGTTTACAATCGAAGTTAGGCGGGCCATATTCGCGGCGCTAAGCACGCGGCCAGCCTTTAACTGGCTGTAGTAATGCCGGAATAATTCAAAAGCGTCTTCGTCTTCGGATTGTGATTTAATGCCAGTCAAGACGGCTAACTCATTTGCGGGAAAAGTGACAACGGACACCTCATACAGCTTGATTTCCTTCAGCAGTTTGACTTTTCGCGTCGCGTCCCATTCGTCCTTAATGGTTTTGTAGCCAATTGAAAGGCCCTTTACTACGCCAGCTTTAATTAATTGCAAAGCGTCCGCGCCGTGTCGCACGGTATCAAGGATTTGCCCTTTGATGCCAAGATGAGAGCCAGCGTCGTACACTTGGCCCATGCCAATCGGCAAAGCGCTGTCATGCTGCCAAAGAATCGGCACATTAGCGCCGCGTTCGCTTATGGTCTTAGTAAACGCACCGGGCTCGACAATATCGCCATAGCTGTCAACGTTGCCGTATACACTCGCGATGCCTTCAAAGGCGCCAGTTTTCTCGTCGGCCAGTTTAATTTCAAACGGTTGGGACTTGCGAATCATTAGCGCCCCCAGGAATTAAGGTTCCCGCCATCGTAAGGGGGATGTTTTTAGCGTCCAAGAACAGCGCATCGCCGCCAGGGGCCGCGTCGTAATCAATCGCCTCGCGGGCTTCATTCGGGGAGATAATGCCCGCCTGTACCGCTGTCTTAAGCGCTTCGACGAGGGATTTAAAGTCCATCCGCAATAGTTCGCTGTAGTCGTGTCTAAGTTCGATTGTGTCGTCGCCGACTAGCTGTCTGTGGGCACATTGCTCAAATTGCGTGCCGTACTGGCCTACTGTGAACTTTTGCCAGCCCAAGACCTGCTCGGCGATGCCCGAGCCCCATGACGTAGACTTCGCCGTGAGGCCAATCATGGACGGCGGCACGCCAAACAGCATCGCGATTTGCTCGTCATTGTAAGTGCGAGTTTCCAGTAACTGCGAGTCCTGCGGTTTCAGCGTCAAGGCTTCAATCTTCAAGCCTTCTTCGAGAATGGCGGGCTTGTGGGAGTTATCCACGCCGCCATAAACCTCCTCCCATGACTCACGCAAGCGCCGATAGCCGTTATCGCTCAGCTTAGCCGGGGTCGAAAGTGCAATTGGCATTCGCGCCCCGTTGCGGAACCACAAAGCGCTATGCTTTTCCGCCGCTTGGTTTGCACCAATTGCCTCGGCGTGTGCGCTAATTACCGAAAGGCCGTTGCCCTGATGATCGACAATCGTATAAGGCACATACATAACGGCTTCGGCGGGGTACTGCTCCGTCTTGCCGTTGGTATTGCGTTCGTAGTAAAGCTGTCCGCCATCAGTAAATTTGCGGCACATCTGCGAGGCCGGGAGCGGCCACAAAGCGATAGGCTCACCGCCTAACTTGCCGCCGCGCCGCGCAATCATGGAATATGAGCCGCCCCATAACAGCATCTGCTGAGCACAGAAAGCCCGGTATTGAAACGGGGACCACTCGGGATTCGGCGCAACGCTTAACAGCTTTTCCGCCGACGTGGGCACAGCTTCGCGCCGCTTGCCGCGACGGTAGCTATACACCGGCGACATGGCTAGCGCGCCCGAGATCAGCGTCACGCATCGCTGGACCGCGATAGTCCGCAAGGCTGTGTCGGGTGTGACCTCAATGCCGCTCGAAGTAGACCGCCCGCCCCAATCAAAGTGTAAGGAGCCGTTACGGTAGCCGATCAGTTCACCAATCCACTCGTATGCTTTGGCTATCTTAGACAGTGCGCAATCCCTGAAAATCGTACATAGAGGCTTCTGTGTGCCTCGCGAAATAATCCCAAGCCATGACCGTTGCCGCCACGCCGTCTATTCGTTTCGTGCTTTTCTTCCGGTCCGGCTTTACGGGCATAATGTTTCCATTGCTGTCGCTGCGAATCGTGACACAATCACACATCCAGCGAAAAACGGGATTTCCGTTGTGCCGAAATTTGCCATCCACCCATGCAGTCTCAAATTCTTTGGAGGGTCGATCCATTGACCGGATGCCGAATCGAACTTCGTTACAGGTAAACCCGTCGCATTCAAGGTGGCCGCGCAGCAAGTCAGCGCGGAACGTATCGTAGTTAATAGCTGCGATGCGGTAACGCTTGCCGAGTTCATTGATTTCAGCCCGAATGTATTCGTAATCAATCGAGTCGCCCGGCGTAGTTATTAAGTGGCCTGAGTTCACCCAAGAGCGGTACTCGGGCTGCACCGCGGCTTCAGGCAACCAAAAGCGATACAAGCTCCGAACGGTGTCGTCAGGCATCCGAAACAGCAACACGAGCGCCGTTATGTCGAGGCGGCTTGAAAGGTCAAGCCCCGCAACACATTCCATGCCGTCTAAGTCGCGCTCGTTGTAGTCGTCTTGAAGCTGGGGCCACTGAAACATATCGAGCCAGCGGTCAAACTGCTGTACAGGTAAGTTCAGGTTGTAGCGGAGCCAATCATTCCACAATCGCGGCGTGGTCTTCGCCGTTACAAAGTCTGTTCGGAATGATTCAAAGTCAATAATGGAGCCAAGGCCGGGGTTAGCCTTGTGCCATACCCTCGGGTCTTCAAAATCGTCGTTCGGGTCGGCCCCGAAATGAATGCCAAGAAATCCAGGGTCCTCAACAACGCCTTCGCGAATCTGCCGCGCCTTTTCATGCAGGTCCCACCAAAGCGGCGACTCGTCCGGTACGCCAGCCGTCGTGATTGCAAGAATCATTGGCTGAAGCCGAGCGCCAAAGCCCGTCGTCATCGCGGTCCACAGATCAGTGTTTTTCTGCGTGTGAATCTCGTCGAAGATTACGCCGTGGGGGTTAAGGCCGTGCTGTCGGCCCGCGTCCGAAGAAACCACGCGATAGAAGCTTGACTTGGACGGATACGAAATATTCCTTCGACTGTCAACAATGCGAAGCCGCGAATTAAGCAGCGGAGACGCACGAACCATCTTGGATGCTTCATCGTAAACGATAGCCGCTTGCATTCTGTCAGCGGCGCAAGAGTACACCTGCGAGCCCGCCTCATTGTCGGCGCATGTGAGCTTTAGCGCAACGCCAGCGCCTAAAGTTGACTTTCCTTGCTTTCTCGGGAACTCCGCAAAGATCGTGCGGTACTGCCTGAGCCCTGCATCTGTTACAGTGCCGAATATCTTGCGAATAATCGGCTTTTGCCACTCGTCAAGGTTAAACCTACGCCCAGCAAAACGGCCTACGGAGTGCCTAAGGTATAGCGGGAAGAACTGTTCGGCCTTGTCGGCCAGTGTGTTGTCAAACGGCACATTTAGTCGAGCATCCCGTGCGGATCAGCGAGCGCATCAGCAGGGGCAACATCGGGCCGGGAGGCTGCGCCGAGGCCGAGCAGCTTTAAGCTGTTGTGGTACTGCACAATGTAGTCGCGGGCGAGCTGACAAGCGGGATTTTTAACCAGAACGCCACGATCTCCGCTTACAATGAGCCCTTGTTGAGCGATAATGCTTTCCGCCTCCCGGACGCGCTGATAACACAGCGCCGCGGTAAACAGCAATCCCTCATCGGAGGGTGTGAGTTTGCCGCTTTGCTCTAGGGCCTCCGAGAGCCTTTTCCATTCCTGTTGCCCGCACGGATCAAGCGTTTGCGGATTGGCGATGCGCCCGCTATCGGGCCTCGCCTTGGGCTTCAAAGAACGCTTGCCCGGATTTCCGTCTAGCGCCTTCTCGGCGGCTGTTTTTCGTTTCATAATGCGGGAAAATCTTTGCGATTGCGGCGGGATGTACGTGCC